GTTCATTGCCATAGAGGCAATGGGTGTGATGCCGCAGAGATATGTGCTTCAGTTGGTTTAACGATTGCCGACATAATGCCTAAAAACGGCACGAGCACAATCTACGACAAGCCGATTGTTAAAAAAGAAAAACAGCAAACGGCAAACCAAGCGCCAAAGCCTATTGTCAAAGAGGAGCTTAAGTTTGTTTGCTCTTATGACTACATCGATGAATCTGGTGAATTGCTGTTTCAAAAAGTCAGATACACAAACCAAGATGGTGTTAAGACTTTTCGACAGAGAAAACCGGTTGAGAATGGTGGGTGGTCATACTCGCTTTCAGAAGTTCCAAAAATTCTCTATAATCTTCCAGCTGTTCTTGCTGCGAAAGAATCCGGCACACCAATCTGGGTGGTTGAGGGAGAGAAAGACGCTGACACGCTTATTTCGTTAGGATATGTTGCGACAACAATGCCTGGTGGAGCCGGACACTGGCTCGATATTCACACAGAAGCGCTTACAGGAGCAGTTGTCGACATCGTCGCAGATAATGATGCACCTGGAAGAGAGCATGCTTCAAAACTGCTGAAAGTTTTAACAGATGCAGGGTGCGATGCACAGGCATGGATTTGCCCAGATGTAAAAGACATTACTGACCCCCTGTCTTCAGGTGGGACATTTGAGACACTTGTCGCATTTTCGCCATCTGAAGAAAATGAATCAGAGCATGTTGAAAATGTCGAAAATGAATTTCAAGAAGATAGCGAGCCAATCGAAGAAAAGAAAGAATCTGTTTTTGATTCGGCGCTCGTAAAGATTCAAGAACTATTTGGTAGGGAGGACTTAAGTCCTGGCCAGATGGTTTCAAAAATGTCGATGATTCTTTCGGCAACTACATCAAAACAAATTACAGACCCGGGCAGACTTGTTCAGTGGAATGATTTTATTGCAGAACAAGTTGACGAATCATACGACTGGGTTATTCCCGGTCTTCTCGAGCGTGGAGAGCGAGTAATCGTTGTTGCCGCCGAAGGCGTTGGCAAGACCATGCTCGCACGACAAGTTGCGCTTTGTGCTGCTGCTGGTATTCACCCTTTTACTTATGGGCATATGAAACCTGTCGTCACGTTAACGGTAGACCTTGAAAACCCCGAGCGAATTATCCGAAGAGCATCTTCTGCAATCCTTACGCAAGCAATGCGTCGTGGACATGTCGCAAGAGTCTATGGAGAGGTGTTGACAAAGCCTTCTGGAATGGACCTTTTGAAACCAGAAGACAGACTGATTCTTGAGGAAGCGATTGAGCGAGTCAAGCCAGACATTTTGGTGATGGGCCCTTTATATAAAGCCTTCGTTGACCCGGGCGGACGAACTTCAGAGGCCATTGCTGTCGAGGTCGCCAAGTATCTAGACACAATTAGAACCGTTTATGGATGTGCACTTTGGCTTGAGCATCACGCGCCGCTTGGGACAACTTTGAATACAAGAGAACTGCGCCCTTTTGGTTCTGCCGTATGGTCACGCTGGCCCGAGTTCGGCATCTCTCTTCAGCCAGACCCAACAGCCAACGAACCATATGTTTACGATGTTCGACACTTTAGAGGGGCTCGCGACCAACGTCAGTGGCCTTTGAAAATCAAACGAGGCAAGGTATTCCCGTTTGAAGTGATTGAGTTCATGAAAGTTGACAAATAAGTCACTAAGATAGGGTAATGAGCGAAGACAAAAGCAATAAAATTGCTACGCGTGAGTTTCTTGGTGAAAGAGACATGCGAATATTTAAGCTTCGCCAAGCTGGCACTTCGACATCTGAAATAGCAAGGCGTTTTGGAATGACAACGAGCGCCGTGTCAAAGGCAATTTCTCGTCAGTTAGAGAAAATGAACCGCGAGACACTGATGGCTTATCCGGAAGTTCTTCGTCTTGAACTTGAAAGACTAGATAGTCTCCAGCAGGCAATTTGGCCATTAACCCAGCACAGAAGACAGGTAATGGACGACGGAACAGAAGTTGCCGTTGAGCCAGACTTGAAGGCGATACAGCAGGTGCTCTCCATTATGGATAGGCGCACCAAACTTCTGGGCATGGACCAAACAAACATCAGTGTTCAGATGGATGTGGGAAACAAAACTAGCGAAACGATAAAAGCAACGCTTGCTGGCTCCGAACAACTAAAGCAAATTGGCAACACATTTGACCCAGAATCAGAAGCAAGGCAGCTTCTCCAGCTGATGGGGATGTCTGGGGTTTTGCCAGAAAGCGCTGTAAGGCAAATGTTGGGCGAAGCCGACATTGTTGACGCTGAGATAGTATCTGCTGAAGAAGAAACGAACGAAGAGGAAATCGATGAGTGACAGCAACCTTGAAGCCGCAATGAAGGCCGTCGCTGAATCGACAGACCTTTCAGTGAGACCACTAGAAAAAGAAGACGAAGGACCAACGAATACATCTGTCCTAATCAGAACAACCGATGAGGTTAGGGAGCGCTGGAGGCAAGCCGCCATAGTTGACGGGAAGACAATGTCGGCGTGGATACGAGATGTGTTAAATGCAAAGGCAAAAACCCTGCTTGAATGCGAACATCCGTCAGTTAGGCGTTATCCATGGTCTGTTACCTGTCTAAAATGCGGTCAAAGACTGCAATAAACACTTAACACGTATCCGCTTCTGTATCGCGTATTATTTTAAGCGGAGAAACGAATGGCTAGCAGACAAGACAAATCAGAAGATTACGGCCCGGAGTGGGTTGAGCTGGCTGTAGGCGAATTTTTAGCTGGCGTTGATTCTGAATTTATGGAAAAATCAGCAAAAAACTCATACACAAAACCGGAGCTGAGAGAAAGAATTAAGTCTCGCATCCTTGCCGGCTCTGATGGTGGAAAACCCGGACAGTGGTCTGCTCGTAAAGCTCAATTACTTGCCGTGCAGTATAGGAAAGCTGGTGGCGGTTATCGCGGTGGCTTGAGCAAGACTCAGCGGTCTCTTAAAAAGTGGACCAAAGAAAAATGGAATACCAGCGATGGCAAGCCAGCAAACCGACCAGATGGAATGCGTAGATATCTTCCTGCGGCAGCATGGGAAAAACTAACCCCAGCACAAAAAAATGCAACGAACAGAAAAAAGATTGCCGGAAGCAAAAAAGGAAAACAATTCGTTCCAAATACTATGAGAGCGGCAAAAGCTGGAAGAAGAGCCCGAAGGTCAAGATAGAAATGCCAAGATTTGATGAAGAAGATGACGAGCTTATTGGACTTATAAAGCAATACGAAAAATACGTTATTTCTAAGCCTGGAGAAGTAGAAGACTTCGACGAATGGTTAGAATCTCAATATGGCAAATCAAAGTCGAAAGTCATGAAGCCCTCAAAAAAAGGTAGAGGCTCAATGAAAAGTGGGAACATTGACTACCCCTGAAGAACCTCCGCCCCTTGTTCTAAGATTTAAAACCGGCGAATTAGTTCATGATGTAAAGTCCCCGGAGGCAAACGAAGCCCCCAGGGAACAAGAATCTGACTAGCGTCCCTTTTTGGAAAGAGATTTAAGTTCTTCTTGGAAAATCTCGTCATACTCAACTTGGTGGCGATGCTGAAGAACAAGATGAGCACGCCTGCGAGCTTCTTGGCGAACAGAGTTCATTTGCTTGCGCAGAACACGCTCTTCTTCTTTGAGTTTCGGCCGACCGCGACCAAGTCCGCTGTTCTTTAGTTTATTGTATTCAGACATTAGTAATAACTCCTTTATGTCCGTCTATTTGTAGGTTGACTTAGATATTAATAACTAAAAAATACATTGGCAACCCCAAAGCGGATATTTTTTATGTTTATACTTAACCCATGGATTCCATAGATACCCACCTACAGAGGCTTTCAAAGCAATTAGTCAAAGACCCTAAGTCTTCAGTCCCAGTGGCGGAGGTCATAGACATGCTTTTGGATGCTAAGAACTATGTCGATGCTTATGCCATTCCGTTTGACGGCGATGAACTTACGAAAATATTGCATGGCTTAAAAAGGGCATAAAAAAACCCTCGTCTTCGCGTCTCTGCACGAAATTAACGAGGGTTTTGTTTATTTAAATAGCAGGAATCAGAATGGTTCTGATTCACCATCTACGCCGACGCCTACTGGCTGGCGGTTTGATGCTGCTGGCTTTGAGCGGCGCTGTGCCGGAGCGGATGAACCGCCCTGCGCTTGACCACCGTCCTGCTTGGTGCGACGGACAACAGTTTCAACACTGCGAGTGTTAATTGCAATTTCGTCTGCAATAACTTCGACTGTTGAACGCTTTTGACCTGTCTCTTTGTCGTCCCATGAACGCTGTTCAAGG